GTCTAAAGTCTGGAGCGCCTTGTCCAGTTTCAAACCATGCTGGGTGAGTTACTCTCACTCTATTATTGGGTAACGCAACCATGTTACCAGTGTACTCTCCTGCATCTAATAGTTCCAACACGTGAGATTGTTTGTGCTGGGCAGGATCATCTGCTACTTCATTATCTGTATAGTCTACAGTAAAGTAATACTTGGCTGGATAGAACTCATCGTCTATCTTAGCTATCCAAGGCGCTGGGGTTGCACGTTGTAGTTGATATACAGAGTGTGTATGAGACATACAATCCCAGGGCTGTGCTAAATATGGTGGTAACTCTTCAGGCCATTCATCCAACGGTGTATCAGCTACTAGTGCGGTCAGTGGCATTCTAGCCCACATAGCACCACCATGTACGTTTTGAGCATCATCATCGTCATCTGTTTCACAACCTGTAAAGATAACTTGAAAGCTCAGTGTTCTGTTTGGCATTGTAGTAACGCCTATTACCATAGCATGTAGAAATTCGCCATGATAATCTTCCATATTCTTTGTGTATTCTCTACGTACCCATGCTTTGAAATAGGGTATACTACTTGTTAGATACGGCATTATGTTTCCTTCGCAAGTCTGCTTTTCCTGATTTAAAGACATTTGCTATTGCTGTCTTACCCATCACTTTAGCACGTTGTTCGCCTACAGTCAATATCTGTATTTTTCTTGCGTAAGGTTTGTTTATCTTTTTTACTTTTGATACTGTAGATTTTGCATCTGCCATAGTTGCAAACTTAATACCTACCGTATCTTTAGGATTTTCATCTGTGTATAGTCTACGTCCAGACCCTTTAGGTTTTTTGCCTGTTCCTACTTTTGGGTCTTTTTTCTTTTTCATTATTTTCTTTTCTTACCTGAAGCTGTTACAGACCACTTGACTTTCTTTGGTCCTGTCTTCTTTGAAGCCTCTGCTTTACTAATTCTACCAGCTACCTTTGCAGGTCTACAAGCTGGGTATGGTCTGTTCTTATCTTTTTTACCAGAACGCCCACACTTCTTGCCTGTCTTTACGTCACGCCAGTCTTCTTTGAACCACTGAGTGAGTCCACCTTCACCATAGCCTCTACGACTTTCTAGTACGTGCTTTGCTTTTTGATGCAACTGAGCCTCCCTTACTATAAGTACCTCCACGTGCTTTATAGGTTTTTACTAACCAAGCACTTCCATATGCACTAGGCCAAGTCTTAAACTTTCTTTTAGCTTCTGATTTTACTTTAGAGTATAAAGCTTTGTTTTTAGGTTCTGCCATTATGCTCTCCTAGATTTTTTGCCAGCACACTTCCACTTCTTACGAGACAAACGTAGTGGGCTGTTAGGGTTTGCTGCTGCCTTTGGATGCTTCTTCATTTGACCAGCGCTTCTTGCACAGTACGAATCACCTTTACTTGTACCAGGCCGTATACGTTTACCACCATCCTTGGCTCTACCTGCCTGACCGTAGCTTACTTTTATCTTACGTCCTGTCTTAGGGTTAGTAGTTGTCTTGGCAAACATTTTGCCCTTTGCTGGTTTAGCCATTACTTTCCTCGAACTTTCTTATAGAGGGTTTTCAACCATGCTATCATACGCTTTCCAAATGTCGTCAATCTCTGTTTGAATAACATCTAACTTGTCTCCTATAGTATCTGTTATTGTAGTAGCTTTGTCAACCTGCGATCTTAGATCTAGTAAAGTTTTTTGTTGCTGCAGTATCTGTTGCATGTTTGTAGTTAGCTGTGCAAGTTTAGTATTGAGTCCACGTACATCGTTGTCTACTACAGCTTGCTCTACAGTTTGTACTCTACTGTTTAGTTCTGCTTGTAGTTCTACTATCTGCTGCTTTAGTTCTTCTGCTAGTTCTACTACTTGCTCGTTTAGTTTGTTTGTTTTGTCTTGTATCTCACTGGCTATAGCAGTCTTTGCTGTCGTTAGCTGGTTTGCCGCAAATGTTTTATTCGCTGTTCTATCTCTTGCAGTGTCGTTGCCTAACTTAGTCAAGCTTTTTTGTAGTTCTGAAATTTGCTTTGCGTTGGTCCCAGCTTTACCTAGTGCTTCTTCTACTCCACCCTCTACACCGTAAAACCTGTTAAGAGTATCATAACCAAAGTATACACCACCAGAAACTGTAGAGAGAACTGGCAGAGCCACAGCAACCATCCAGCCTTTGACATTAAAACCTCCTATGCTAAACTCCATAGACATTAGTTTGGCATGGTTCCGTATTCTTCTACATACTCACCAGCAGCATAAATGTCTGCAGCAGTCTTCATATCATCTTCTAGATAACCTTGCCAACCAGAGCCAAACCCATCGTTGTCCCAGTTGATTACAAACTCATCTACGCTTTGTGTGTAAGTAATAGCTGTGTAGCTACCAATTACAAAGTTATTCTGTGTGGCGTAGCTGTCAATACTTGCTGTTAGTTCTGTATTGTTAGCTGCAGCCATGAATGCACCAGCTTGTTGTGCGTAGTTCTCTACTTGTACTACAGCTTGGTTATAGGCGTCAACTTCCGCTTGATCTATGCTATACTCATCTGTAGCCATCATGCCTTGCAACGCAGTCTGCTCTGGTGATGTATCTGCTGTTGCAGCAATCTCCATGATACCAGTAGCAGTCAGTATCTCTCCAGCAGCATCTACTAGTATGTCTATGGCTTCATCTAAGTCATTCATTGCACCTTGGTATTCTTGTGTGAACAACTGCTGTGCTGTGGTAGCTGTCTCGTAGTCGTGGTTTATTACAAGATCGTGTGCTGCTAAGTAGTCATCTAACTCCTGCTGTGTAATTAGTCCATCATCAAATGCGTCATCTACAACAACACCACCCAACGCAGCATAACCTACAGCACCTACTGTATTGTATCCGTTGTCCGTCACCCTGTTCTTTATAGCACCTAGTGAAGATATTAATGCGTCAATCTTTTCCTGGCCTGTCATTGTCAACGCTGGATCTTGTGGCCCTGGGTCCACTATCGGGTCTGCGTTTGCTAGTCCTGAACTGATCACTAAGGCTGCGCTTAGTAGTAGTGTCTTTGACAAACTCTTCATTATATTCCTCTCCTACCTTTAACAAGGTGTTCCAAAACTCTTTGTCTAGCTCGTACCCTACAACAAACAAAGCAGGGTTCTCTCTGTATTTCATTATAGCGTTTCTGCCCATCAACAACTTGCCAGTACGTGCATCGTTTATTGGACATGGAGTATTAGCTAACATCATACTCCTGAACACTGTAGCATCTTGGCACATCACTGAGATGGCAGACACCTGTAATCCTAACCCACCAACCTGTTGAGGTAACCCCAGCAATCTAGCATTCTTCCTGCGATTGCAATTAGGGTCTTGCTGCATCTCACCATGACTCAGGCCAATTATATTTAATTGTAACCCTCTAGTCTTTGGGATTAAGCAAGAGTCGTTACCTCCCCCACCCATCACTGTTGGAGCTATGCTGGACATTACAGGCTGTGAACCTGGGGACGATCCTGCTCCGTTGTAGTTTATAGTCTCACTTTGGTTATTAGAATCTACGGTTGAGTCTTCGTAGTTGTTTGAAAAGTCACCATCTATGTCGTTGCCGTTGTCTGTGGTAGTTGTGGTATTGTTAGTTATACCATCATCTAGTTCAGTTTGCTCCTGTGCATTCACTGGGTGGCAAAAGGCTACCAATAGTATTGTCACTACACATAAGTTTCGTAGCAGCCTTGGGATGTCCGATAAGTGCGAGTGTCTGTGCATCTTGGTTTCTCTGACATACAGTATCTCCCACCCTGCATGACGCTGTATATGTTATGGTTTGACAAGCTGTTACTATCATTAGTACACATAGTTGTACGCAGCGCTTTACGTTTGTCAACACTTTTTATCCTACACCCTTACGTTTTCTTTCAGGGTCTAACACTTCATGTTTAGAAAGGTAACCCTCAAGGTACATAGCTCTCTCTACATGATCTAAAGTAAATCTCTTTCCTAGCCTAGCCTCCAATGCTTCTCTTACATAGAATACATCTGACTTAGGAATGTGTACACGTCTGAGTCTTTTACTGTCACCGTCTGCTATTGCATCGTAAAACTCTTCAATGACATCTTCAGAAGAGTACAAGCTAACTTTATTCTTATACATAGTCCTACCTTAAAAGGTGGTATGTGTAGTTACTACATGTAGGAGGAGGGAGACATGGAGGAAGAGTAACACATAGATTACTACACATACCTTAGTATAACACTTATTGTTTGTTACTTTATATTGTGTTATTAAGAAGAAGTATACACACGGATAGTATAACTGTCAAGTTAAACTTTACCTATGTCCAACCTTTTTTATATAGTTTAACTATTTATTTGTTTTATTATTTAATATGTTTAACTTAAAAAGTTTAACTAACTGCTCCTGCTCCGCAGTTATACCCATAAATTAGGCTGTGTCAAGAGGTTTTCTGTATACATGCGACATTTTGTCACCCTTTAAAAAAGCACTTCTGTGTATTTGTGTATATACATGTAACCCTAGACCCCCCACTGGCCCTCGCCACCCCTTGCAATCTGAGGCAGTTTATATATTTTGCTAGTGTTTTTACTACTAAGTTATTGTATTTATTAGACTTTATAACTGATACAGCTTCAATATACTACAAAAAGGTGTGTCTTTTATGTCACAATCTACAAATGTGATCACAATTCAACAAGGGATGCATAACTACTACCCCTCTTTTGTGATCACAAAATACCATACCCCTCAAGAAATGACATACAGTATATATATAATAAACAGAACAAATCAGGAACAAACAACCACAGGTAAAACAAAATAAGAACAACATAAAAAAGATTCGTTTAATTACAACAACTTATAAAATAATTCAAAAAAGTTCTTGCAATCTATGTTGCGGTATGCCCTTAATAGTACATCAAAAGCGAATAACTTTTAAAAGAGTAGCTAACAAGCCTTGATCCTTTTAACTGCAGACACCTTGAGACAGCTACGGTGAAATGCCCTAGCAACTAACAAAACAAAATACTTGACTACTAACAAACAAACTGAAACACTGAATACAACACAACAAAAGGTTAACGATACGACACAAACGAATAAACATAACTTTGCAATAGCTCATAGCCGTTCAAGTGAGAATACACTAGAGGCCAGTCGATAGACACTCAGACAATAAACGTGGATGCCACTAAGTCTGTACAAGAGTTGACTAACTCATAACCTGTGAAAAGCAGCTAACCTACTGTTTTGTATAACCTGTATTTTTTGGACACATAAGCAGCTAATATAGGCCAACCTATACTTTGCTTGACAATGGGTTGCTTGTGTGTCTTACTGAATACAGCTAGTGCGAATAGCTTATTCTACAATGTATATATTTATGGAGGACTAAAATGTACAAAGTTGAAAAGAATATAGAAATGCCAAACCCTATTTGGGGTGGCGTAGTAAGTCACAAATACCCCTTTAATGATATGGAGGTTGGAGATAGTTTTGCAGTAAAGGTTGATCCTACTACAAAGCTTAATTACAAGCAAGTATCTTGTAGGCTTACATCTGCTATACAATCACAAAAGAAGCGACAACCTAAACAGGATTATGCACTAAGAACACTGAAGCATGATAAATGTATTCGTGTGTGGAGAACAGCGTAATGGCTGATAGATACAAAAAGATTGGACTCTTTGCTACACCTGATAGCATGGAGTCACTACAAGAACAAATGACCAACGCAGACATGAATATTGCGATGGGCTTAACTTGGAATTTTATGGTAACAGAGTTTAACAAAGTACTAGACAGCATGGAGGATGCTAAATGTCAAACTATAAACTCCTTGGAGTAGGAACCAACGCCAAAACTATCAAGGGTGATGGCTCCGAATATCTCACAGCTATCTTATACATGACACCTTACAAAGTCATGGTAGATGGCAAGCACTTCAACTCATGCTCTATGGCTGAACAAGCAAGCTGTATTGAGGGTTGCTTATACACTGCTGGACGTGGCAAGTTTAGTAACGTACAGACAGCTAGACAACGTAAGGCCGAATGGTTTTATCGTGATAGAGAAGGCTTTATGTCTCAACTATATGAGGATGTTACAAAGTTTAGTAACTATTGTTTCAAACGTGGCATTCAACCATGCGTCAGACTAAATGGTACAACAGACATTAGATGGGAGCGTATCAAGTATAGTGATGGGTTGAATATCTTTGAACATTTTTCAGATGTACAGTTTTATGACTACACCAAGATACCAAACAGGAAAGTAGCAGACTATCCAAACTATCACTTGACATGGAGTTATAGTTCTGCCAATCCTAAGTATGAGGAATTATTCTGGGATGTTATACGCAAGGGCATGTCCGTTGCTGTAGTATTCCGCAAGCCTATCAACATGACTACGTGGAGAGGCTACAAGGTTGTGGACGGAGACAAAGATGACCTTCGTTTCCTAGACCCACAATCATCAATCGTTGCACTCTATGCGAAGGGTGCAGCTAAACATGACAGCACAGGTTTTGTGCAAGATATATAGGAGGATCAATCATGTTTGTAATACTAGCAACTAAACCAACTCAAGACGGATGCAAGGGATTCCGTTTCAACTTCCTTGGCAAGAAAGGTATATACCGTAAGCGTAGCGTTATCAATCGCTATGGTAAGACACAGGGCAAGATTATGACTGGCTATCACTTTGGTAAGCGTAGCTTATACCTTGAAAACACTACAGCTTATCGCAAGCTATACCACTTTGCAGGGTGATATGATGCAAAACACTATTACAAAAAACAATGCGCTTGACTTCACTGATACTCAGTGGGGTCAACTCATAGAGGGCAATGGACTACTATTGACTTGGTTCATTGAATGGAACAAGGGAGACAGGCAAGACGCAAACATGCTTGAGTTTTTCACACGCAGATACAATCAATCTGCAGGGTGTGATCCTTGGCCTATGAAAGGTAAAGTATCACTGGACGGTAAGTATGTATCCGAGGGTGATGACGATCTTGAACCATACTTTATGATCAATACTGATGATGGCGTTGGGTATATCTACCCTTATGCTTTCGTTGCACTGCCTAAGAAGTCAGGCGGTCACCATGTAGTGAGGATGGACTAATGACTAAAGCATATAGCGTAGAAAATATTAAGACAGTACAAGACTTAGCCAAGAGACTTAATATGGAGGTTGGCATGAGTACAAGCATGGCAGTCGAGGAGGCTATGACCTATCTCACAATGTCATTCCACAAACGCAATGTGGATAGTATCAAG